GGGTAGCACGGGACCCCAGGGCGCCGCAAGCATCGAGACTGGGCCCACGGGCAACACAGGCCCTCACGGCGCTGCCAGCATTGAGACTGGCCCCACGGGCAACACAGGACCACAGGGCGCCGCAAGCATTGAGACTGGCCCGACGGGCGACACAGGACCACAGGGCGCTGCGAGCATTGAGACTGGACCCACAGGCGAAACGGGTAGCACGGGACCCCAGGGCGCCGCAAGCATCGAGACTGGGCCCACGGGCAACACAGGCCCTCACGGCGCTGCCAGCATTGAGACTGGCCCCACGGGGCCTACAGGACTTCTTCCCACATTATTCGGCTCTACGGGCGCCGTTATGCTTAGCGACGGCGCGGGATTTGTGACGAATTCCTCTAATTTGTCGTTCCTTGCAGTTCCTTCCACTCTATCCTCAGGCATCTTGATTGCAGTTGAAGGTATAACAGGAGTAACGGGAACAAACACTCATTTCGATTATGAATTGCGTAACGGCCAACCACTTGGGAATTTGGGCACTATCAAAACAATTGTGTCAGACACATTTTTGCTTTTGCAGGATGGTGCAAGTGGTAGTACAGGTCCTACCAATTTTGGGACAACTCCATTCAACCAACTCACCGTGAACGGCGATTTCATCCCCGCACAAAAGAACGTGTACAATCTTGGAAGTTCAGAAAACTACTGGCGCAGTTTGCACGTTGGCCCTGGAACCATCAGTTTTAGTGCGCCGAATGGTGAAGTTGCCCTTCTTGGTCTAGACAACAACGGAGTGGCCTATTTTAATACAGGAGTATCTGCGAACAATTTCAATGTCGGACCCGTAAACGTGGATCCCATTTACGGAGCAGTCGGAGGCTGGAACCTTACCGCGACGGGCGTTGCGGGAACGACCGCGTATGATTTAGTTGCACAACAAGTATCTTCGGTTGTGGGGGGTGCACTCACGGGCCCCATCATTTCCTTGCTGCATTCAGGCGATACGGGCGCGACAGGCACTACAGGTGCAACAGGCCCCAAAGGAGACACGGGTACCCCTGGAGGTATGGCGACGCAAAATTCGTATTCCCCAGAGATATTTGCAGGCGATGCCCTGGCTGCAGGGTTTTCTTTCGCTCCTTCGAAAACTGCGTCCAGCAATCAAAGCGGGTTTTATGCGACGGACGGCAAACTGGTTCAGTTTAGCGTATCCATTACCTGGATCAACGTAACCAATCTCACCAGTTTACAAAAAATTGCAGATGGAGAGATTAGCACAAGTCACGGATTTTATGTTACGCTTCCACTACATGCGGCTCGTACAGGGTTTGTATATGGAGGTGTCACAATTGAAACTTCTGGTGGCAACGGTACGGTGGTAACGACATCCAAGTACTATGCGGCCATTGGAAAAACTACTGCAGGATCTCCGAATCTATACTTGTTTACTAATGAAAAAGAACCAAAACCATATGATAGTGATAGACCGTTTGGGCCTGGTGTATGGCCAGCGAGTCGCGGCAGTAGTCTGACATTCAGCGCGGTCTACGAAGCAGAATAGGCACTTTTACCCCAACAACAAATGTAAAAGAGGGGCGTCCATTCTCGGTCGTGCAAAATAACAATGGACCCGCAATCCACTTTTGCTTTGATATACCACGCATTCACTCGCGGAGACGTAACGATCGAGTCGTACGGAAATACATTCCCGAGCATGATTGCGTAGTCATGTTTTTTCAGCGTTTCGACCATGGTATAGGTAAAAAAACCCAAACCCTGGTCGAAATAATTTTGAATGGTGTACCCAAGGGCGCATCTTTGCTTCGCTCTCTATCACTTCTTCACCCTCGAATCTTGTCCAGAACTGCATCTAGCCTCGCACACGTTTGCTGGCACAATGCGTACGTCTCTTTTAAATTTTGAATCCCGCGCACGGAATTTTCCAAATACCCTTGAATCGACGGATGTTCAGGGGCATATTTCAAAGCAGCATTTATCGTTTGGTTGATTTTTTGAATGGCGCCGTGTCGATCGTCTCCCCGTTTCCACCGCCGCAGCGACTCAGGGACGATGGACCGCGCCTCGATGTTCAAATACACGTCACGCGTCACGAGTTTTTGGTGCTTACCGACCATGGCGAGTAGTTTCAGGTTGATAATCACGTCGTCTAAATCCATTTACATTTTGGTTTCTATTTTCCGAAAGAGGTCTTCGCTGTACGCAAATCGTCCTGTTGGTTTGTAGCTGTCGATCGAGTTAAATTTGGATTCCCGTTTCTCCGATTTTTCCTTCACATCCTTGCCGAACCCGTCAATTTTGGTCCCCGTTTGCTTTTGCACTTCCATGCGAACATAATCAGGAATCCAGTGAGCCCATGAAATAAAAAGTAAATTAGGGTGCGTGTACTGCACGCGCATGCCGTTCTCTTGAAGCTCTTTGATCAAATAGGCGATGCAGGGGCGCACGTCGTACCTTGGGACGCCGATGAGAACTTCAGGGACTACAAACCAGCAGCTCTGGTTGTCCTGTCGCTGGCGCGACGTCGTTTTGATCCGCTTGTGAATGCGATCTAAAATGGTGTTGTAGGATTTGACCGTTAGAATATTGCTCTGCATGTTTTTGCGGAACAATTCGTCCAAATTCAGTTTTGTGGCGCGAATTTCATCCATGTAATTAAAACCCAATTAAAGCGGTGCAGACGTGAACCCATTAAAAATGATTCAGCATCTCGTCATATCGGGCGGGGGGCCTAATTTCGTAGCGCATATCGGTATTCTGCAAGAATGCGTATTACGAGGCGTACTAGACACGTCTAACATACAATCCTGTTACGCGACGTCGGCAGGATCTCTGCTGAGCCTCTTGCTTTCCATGCGCATTCCGTTCAACGACCTCGTGGATTATTTCATTGAGCGTCCCTGGGGCAAATGGATGAAAATCGACACGCAAATTTTTGGCATGAAATGCGTCTGCGACTCAGACTTGTTGCGCGATGGCGTCGAGCCGTTTTTTAGAGCATACGATGTTCCTACCAGCATTACCTTTTCAGAATTTTACGAGCGCTTCGGAGTCGACCTGCACATGTTTGTCTGCGAGGTAGACACTCTTAACTCGATCGATTTCAATCGCACGTCGCATCCCGATGCGCCTGTTCTAGAGGCCGCCATCATGTCCAGTTTGATCCCGCCTATCTATCGCCCCCATGAATACAAGGGGCGGTACTACATGGACGGCGGCTTCGGCAATAATTTTCCTGCCTTTGAATGCGTACAACACACGGACCCTAGCACCGTACTCGCGCTTCAAAATGATTATGCGCAAAATCTGCCGTCCTTCGATTCCATTTCGGCACCTGCGCTCTACTCGCACATCGTATGGCAACTTGTTCTTCGAAACAATGGCAACGACAGAAACATTGCAGCGGCCAACCGATGCAAATACTATATTGTGTACCGCGCGGACAACATGATGGCGCCTGATTTATGGGAACAATTTTTGGGGTCGCAAGACTCGCGGCGCGCGATTCTTGAGTCAGGACGCGCGACCGCCCGAGAGTACTTTACCGCAATCGAACATTGTTGAAGATGTGCTCCTTGACTTTCAGCACGGGCTGGTTCGACACTGCATGGACAAAGAGCAACGGATGGGTTTGCTTCAGCGGTTCTGACGGTATGCGGGTGGTGTACAAGTCGCTTTTTTTCGAGGGCACATAGACAGCGCGGTCGTCTCGTTGCAAGGCATATTTGATGTTTCTCAGCTCGGACTCCACGTCAATGGAATACCCCGAAAACGGTGCCGAGGTGGCTGGAAGAAAGGCGACGGCGGGGCGGGATGCGATGGCCACTTGGGCAGGCGGCACGGCATCTACCATGGGGAACAGCATGTATTTGGTACTGACAGGGCGAGGCGAAAAGGTCATTGGTGGGTCCGAGGATGCTAGAAAGCGCGAGGCAATGCGTTTGTTTAATTCTTCCACGCGCTCCATTTTTTTTAGTACTATACTTTAAAATGGAAGGATGGTTTCGAAAACGAAGTCCCAAAAACATTTATAAAACCGCCCGACGGAAAAGCCCGACACCTGCTAATTTGTATCGGACGTTTCAAACCCGCAAGGATGTAGGATTGCGCCGCGATGTGATTGACTTGCTCAAGAGCAGCGGAATTAACTTTTTTCGAGGGGTTCAAAATGCCGTCGTCGGTGCTACTCGACAGGGTAAACGGGCCTACCGAACCACCATGAAACAATGGAGTGAACTTCGGTATCGCCAGGCTATACGCCAGCTGCGCAAGTGCACTACCGACTGCGACGACATTGAGGACTGCTGTACCTACGATGAAATCCAAGATATCAAAACCGATATTTTCGACCGTGAAACTGCTCTTCTACAACTGGAAAAAGAAAAACGGGACTATTTACTTGCGGAAGTTGCAAACTACGTCACTCAACTATCCCCCCAGGAGGCAGATACGTTTACCCAGTATGCTAAAGAGCAAATTGAATTAGACTATACGAACGCGAGAGAGGCGCTGCATCGCATGAAGAGCCTAAAGGGTGGTACGCGGCGGCGCTAAACCTTAAGTTTATTGCACCGATGCGTCGAGGAATTAAAAATGCGGGTGGGGTCGTTTGCGCAGCGAGCTTCCAGCATCGCTATGCGACTATGACGCCGTGCCGATCGCTGCTTGTCCGTCACTACGCGCCGTTTTCGTTCACGCTTGACAATGGAAACGCATCGATGCGACTTGGGGTTGAACATTGTTATCTGCTCGCCGTTGGGTCCGCGTACCGAAAGGCATTTTTCGCGAAGAGTCGTTACACGCTTGTCACGCCGCCTATCTCGCTGCGACTGCCGAAGCGGTTTACGAATTCGACGCTTGATGGCAACTCCTGGTGTCGTATCGTTCAGATCAAACAATGGGTCGTCGCTCATTTCGGCAAGGCGAGCGAGGCGTTTCTTCGTTTTCTGGGCCCTTTTGTTGTTGGCTTTCGAGTTTTTACCGCGATTCCCGCGTCCCCCAAACAATCCAAATAGCATAATCTTCTAACGAGATAAATTTTCTTAAAAGGGGCGGGCGAACGCGCGTTAATATTCATCTGAATTACTAGGGGGTGCCATTCTTTTACGGCAGCGGCGGGTATCAGCATTAAAATAATAATCTTTCCCGCGTTCGGCACATAATATTTCACCCGACTTTTTAGTTTTCTTGCATCGATTTGTTAACGGGTTTCGCGCGGATCCTTGAGGGCATTCCTTTATAGTTTTCTTGCATCGATTTGTTAACGGGTTTCGCGCGGATCCTTGAGGGCATTCCTTTATAGTTTTCTTGCATCGATTTGTTAACGGGTTTC